AATATTATACGGATGGCCGCTTTTGGTCCAATTTTTGAATTTTGAACATAGCTTTAACTAATTACCATAATGCCATTTGGAGACACTATATATTGTCTCCAATTCAGTAGAGACATCAACCAAGGTGTCTCCAATTGCTCTCGCATAAATGCCTCCTCCCAAGCGTTTTAAAATACAAGCCAAAAACTATTTCCTCACATATCCCAAATGCTCTCTATCTAAACACGACGCATTATCCCAAATCTTAAACATCCCAACTCCAACTAATAAGAAATACATCAAAGTGTGCCGAGAACTTCACGAAGATGGGCAACCTCATCTCCACATGCTTATTCAATTCGAAGGCAAATTCTCATGCACAAATAAGCGATTATTCGACCTGGTATCCCCAACAACGTCAACCCATTTCCATCCAAACATTCAAGGAGCCAAATCCAGCTCCGACGTCAAGTCCTACATCGACAAAGATGGGGATACAACTGAGTGGGGCGAATTCCAGATCGACGCAAGATCTGCTAGAGGCGGCTGCCAAAATGCTAATGACGCATGTGCCGAAGCCTTAAACTCACGTTCGAAGGCAGCTGCACTTCTAATTATTAAGGAGAAACTCCCCAAAGAATTTATTTTTCAATATCATAACTTAAGTAGTAATTTAGATAGGATTTTTCAAGAGCCACCAGCTCCCTATGTTTCTCCATTTCTGTCTTCTTCATTCGACCAAGTTCCTGACGACCTTGAGGTCTGGGTGTCAGAAAACATTATGCATCCCGCTGCGCGGCCTTGGAGACCGAATAGTATTGTTATTGAGGGTGATAGTCGTACAGGGAAGACAATGTGGGCCAGATCATTGGGACCACATAATTATTTATGTGGTCATCTCGACCTCAGTCCCAAAGTCTTCACTAATGATGCATGGTACAACATTATTGATGATGTCGATCCGCACTATCTAAAGCACTTTAAAGAGTTCATGGGTGCACAACGAGACTGGCAAAGCAACACAAAATACGGAAAGCCAATTCAAATTAAAGGCGGAATTCCCACTATCTTCCTCTGCAATCCGGGGCCGACTTCTTCATATAAAGAATATCTCGATGAAGAAAAGAATGCATCTCTCAAAGCGTGGGCACTGAAAAATGCAACCTTCGTCACCCTCAGCGAGCCATTGTTCACAGGTTCCCATCAAGGTCCTACACCGCATAGCCAAGACGAGACGCATCAGACGTAGACGTATCGACCTAAGCTGCGGCTGTTCATATTATCTCCACATCGACTGCATCAATCATGGATTCACGCACAGGGGCACTCATCACTGCTCCTCAAGCGCAGAATGGCGTTTTTACCTGGGAGATAAACAATCCCCTTTATTTCACGATACCCAGACACGACTCGAGACCGTCCCACCTGAACCACGACATCATCACCATCCAAATACGCTTCAACCACAACATCCGGAAGGAATTGGGGATTCACAAATGTTTTCTGAACTTCCAGGTCTGGACGACCTTACACCCTCAGACTGGTCATTTCTTAAGCGTATTTAAGCGTCAAGTTCTTAAGTATTTAGATAATGTAGGCGTTATTTCAATAAACACTGTAATTCGCGCTGTTGATCACGTATTGTACAATGTACTTGTAAACACACTCCAAGTTATGGAGTCCCACGAAATAAAATTTAATTTGTATTAATTTGTTACTGCATCATAAAAATAGATGCGTATTTTAAGCGTAGCATACACTGGATTAGAGGCATGCGTACATGCCATATACAACAATAACGCATTCTCTGTATGATTCTCATACTTAGCTGCCTCCTGGTGATTATACACCACATGATTATTAATCCTAAAAAATCTCCTAACCAAAGCTGCTCCTTCATCCCAGAAGGACCCCCAACAACGGTGGCATGAAACTTCCGCATAACTTGATACCTATCCCTAAGATCGTTCTTCACAGTTGCTGTACTGGGCTCATTATCAAACATATTAAAAACCTGTCCAAAGTCCATGGGGCTAGTGCCATAGGGCCTTCTGTCACGGACTAAGAAGAACATGACCTGGTTAGTATGGTTCTGCTTCTTGATATTTTCATCCATCCATATCTTACCTAACACATATATAGACTTGATACAAAACCTTTTACCCACTCTATGCGTAATTCCCGGACCACGCGTGACATCACTCACACAACGAACAGTGCCAGTATGCTTGACGTCATCTCGCTGTTCATATGATTGAACCTTACATGGGCCTTCACAGCCACGAGGAACATCAGGGCTTTTGAACATCCTGTACATCCTGGGCTTCCGATACATGGGTCTGAACTTCCATGATTTGAACTTGCTTGTGCCTGGGACAATGGGGACAACAGCACGGCTGCTGTATGGGCTGTCGAAGTTCAGCTTCCGACGCACCTTCGAGGCGGGAGTGGCAATTATTATATCGGCGGGACGCTTCGACATAGTCACGAGCCCTAATAACAGAAATGAGATCCCGAATTAAATCGCGGCCCAAAGTATTGGACTCGTAGGTTACCTCCACAGCCTGCAAATATTTTATAGCTAGCATACAACGAAATCCATGAACCGAGTCAGGAAATTCATTTAACAATGGATCCCACATTTTGAAATGCAAAACTACTTGTTGGACAAGCATATAAAGACCATTATAATTATGTAGTCTTCCCAGACACAATGTGATTGGTCGACATAAATTAGTGCGTGGGGACCATTGTGGGGCCCACTTACTTTTTCGGGCGCGGCCATCCGGT